GCTGTAATAGTGTCTGTTAAAGATAATACATATCTTACCGATGTAAATGTTCCTGCTATAATTGCTGCAACAACAGGAACAATTACAATATTCTTTTTAAACCACTCTAATTTACTTTTAGGTTTCTTCATTACTTATCTAGACCAGCTGTAAACCAATCTATAAATCTGTTCCATAAACTTTTAACTTTGTCCCAAGTTTTGCAACAAATATTTTTACATTTATTAATCATTTTTTTTCTCCTCAATTTCGTAGAAAAAGTTATCGGTATCTTCAGTTTTCCAATCACTTGTATTTTCTACATTCCACTCAGATGTCTGCACTTTCCATTTAGGAATATCATCTTTCACTGTGAATGATGGTATGTCCCATATACATCTATTGTTAGGTTGTGCTGCATAATTCCCGTCGTCTAGGGCTATGATGTGAGCACATTTATGCTCGTGCGGTATCTCTGAGTGATCCGTGTCTAATATATTAGGCTCTGGATGAGCAAAGTCAACCGTAAATAAGTATTTACCAGGGTGCCATTTTTTATCTTTTCCGATGTATTTACCGGCCTGTCCTTCTAAGATATCCCAATTAGTAACAGCAGGATAGTAACTAAAACAATTCCATAACTGTAACTCATCAAGTCTACGTTTAGGAACGTCTTCTGGCTTAAAGCCTCTTTGAATGAACGCAGATATTGGGAGACGATAGAAGACAGCTCCATTTTCCATAATACAATGAAAAAGTATACTGTGCCCCGTAATACTCGATAAACCAAAAATAATGCAGTCTTCAACTTCACCATGATGTTTTTTAAGGTCAAATAAATATTCTCTCTTAATTTGTGCATAAGTTACCGGTATGTTTGCGTTTAGATATGCCATAATTATCCATTAATTTCACCCCAAGTTTTACCTGATTCATAATCTACTTTATTGGGAACTTCTAAACTAACAGCATTCTCCATAATTTCAATAATTTTATTAGACTGTTCTTCTGACTGTATAGAAATATCTAACTCATCATGAATTTGTATGTGTGGCACAATGCCTTCGTTATATAAATCTACCATAGCTTTCTTTGTCATGTCTGCTGCTGATCCTTGTATTAATTTATTTAAAGCTTTGTATGTAAATGCTCTTCTGATTCTACCTCTGCCATAAGTTCTTTCTGCCTCTTCAAAGTCCATAGGTTTATGCATACCAAATTGATTTGGTTCCCATTTATTAAATCTACATCTACGTCCTAGTAGTGTTCCTATAGATCCGGATGTCTGAGCTGTCTTAGATGTATAATTCATAAGATCTCGAACAAAGGGTACGTTCTGATGATACTGATTAAATAAATCTTCTGCTTCTTCTTTTGTATTTAATCCTAATTCAGCTTGTAGCTTTGCTTTACCCATACCATAGAAAAGACCCAAATTGATCGTCTTGGCTTGTGTTCTAGATATGTTGGCCATATCAGCTACAGTCTGGTGGAAATCTACAGAGTTGTCTTTAAATTTATCTACTATGTTTGTAACTGAATTATCAAAACAGATTGGCTCTGTTGTTGCTGCGTAGTGCACAACTAATCTTGGTTCTTGTTGACTGTAATCAAAACAACCCCACTTGTGATTTTTTTCTGGAATAAATAAAGATCTAATCATTGGCCCTAGTTCTTTGTTTCTTGCAGGTATCTGCTGTAAATTTGGATTTGAATAACTAAATCGTCCTGTAACTGTACCACCTTGATCTGATCGTATTGGATTTATGTCTGCGTGTATTCTTCCCCTGTGTTCATGTTTTAATATTGTATCTATGAAAGTTGTATGTGCCTTGTTTATTTCTCTAGCTTTTGCTATGCTCTTAACCAACGGGTGTTTATGAGTGGAAAGGAAATTTTTTGTAAATGAAGGTGAGCTTGTTTTCTCAGTTGTATGGTAATCTAAGGAAAGTTTGTCGAAAACTTTGGCAATCGATCTTGCTGCCCATATTTGGACATCTATACCTGTTTCTGCTTTTACTTGGTACATTAATTGCTCTTCTTGTTTACACAACTGTTGTTTCAATTTATGAGCTTGTTCGACATCGACACACACCCCTTTAAACTTCATATCAATTAAACATGGAAACAACTGTGTTTCTAAATCAAATACGTTTGTTAAGTTTTGTTTTGTAATTTCTCTAGATAATACTTTAAATAATTCTAATGTAAGTTCAGCATCTTTCTCTGCATAAGAACCTACATACATTGCAGGTAGTTTATACATTTCTTTTTTAGGATCTATACCCCAAGACTCCGCAGCTTCTTTCAAAGCTTTCTCATTCTTTACTTCTCCAAGATAATCAAATGATACACTGTTTAGTGAATACCATAATCTATTCTCATCAATTAATGAGGCCATAACCATTGTATCTATAATGTGACCATTGATAGGTATACCGTATGATTTAATCCAACATACATCATACATTGCATTGTGAAATATTTTTACAGCATCTGTTGCACAAACTTTTTTGAACCATTCTAAAACAATTCTTTTATCCATATTACCACCACCTTCGTGTGCAATTGGATAATAACCTGACCATCCTTCTACAGCCACAGCAATACCTACAATCTCACCATGACCTTGTATGGCACCAGATCCTCTTGCTTTAAGATCAGGATCTTTTGTTTCTAAGTCAATTGAAATATATTTTGCATCGGATAAATCCGGAAAGTTTTCGGGGCAATCCCATTCTGTTTGTACTGAAAACATTATAAAATAAATTCCATCCATTGATAAAAATACAATGCAGTAAACATTGTAATAGTTATCAAATCCATTTTTGCTAATTTCATCTTTTCTTCCTTTTCATATCTCTTAATTTCTTAATCTCTAATTCACAATAATGTATTATCTTTTCTAAATCTTCTACACCATTCTTTTGCAAATATCTACAAACATATTTTACAACACAGCCCTGGAAGAAAGAGAGATTATTTTTTGAAATAAACTCGTACGGCTGAATGTGAAAATTTTTATAATGTTTGCCTCCTATTTGTTTTTCTTGTGGTTCTAGATCTTTAAATATACTTTCGTCTGTCATACTATTGGTCCTCCTATGTTATATTGATAGTCTCCCGTTGCTTGCGGGAGATACAGATTTTCTTTTGCTCTTGTTATACCTACAAAAAACAATCTATGCTCAGGATCAGGATCTTTTAATGCTGAATCGTATATAATTTTTTCTATGTCTGTATACAAAACAACATTGTCTGCTTCTTCTCCTTTTACACCATGTATTGTAGATACTTTTATTCTTGCTGGTTTCATTAGATCATCACCGTTCTTTAGAATCGTTCTAATGTAGTCTTTACTTGCGTCAGGAAAATTTAATGTTTCCCAGCTCCCCGTCGCTCGCAACCCGTGTTCAGATTTTAGTTGGTCAAGATCAACACCAGTTATATTTTCTAGTGATTTTCCTCCAGCAAAACCTCTTTCAACGTGTCCTTGTTTAACAGTTAAATAATCCCATAAATCTTTTATATCTTCTTTATTTACAATGGCTCCTTGATGTAAACGATGCCAGACTCTATAAGCATTTAACATATCTTTAGGTAAAAGAGTTTGATTCTTTGCATCAAATCTTAAATGATTATCGTATAAATATTCTTTTATAGGTTCTAACATTTTATTTGTTCTAGCTAAAATCATCCAGTTACCAGAATTAAAATTTAATTCTTCTAATGTAACATCCTCATAAACATTTCCTTCTGCATCTCTTGGTTCCCATTTCTTTTCTAATCGTTCAGACATATATGGAAATATAGACTCTGCTAATTTATGTATTTTTTTAGGCACTCTTCTTGATTTAATTTGAGGGTCTTCAATTCCTTTTAAGTCAATAAATATTTTAGGATTAGCACCTTGAAACGTATAGATAGTTTGATCATCATCCCCTGCAATGTAAGAACGAATGGAAACGCTCTCTAGATAAAAAAACATATCCCATTGCAGAGGACTTAGATCTTGTGCTTCATCAAGAAACACAACATCGATAGCAGGACATTTACGCTTATCGACAAACTGAGAAATCATGTCAGAGTATTCAACCATACCTGTTCCATCTTTAAAATTTATAAGGTCTTTGTTTAACTGTTCTACAAAACCAATATCAATTAAGTGTATGATATCTAGATCCATTGCTGCTTGTTGTAAGTCTAGTTTTCTAGATCTTGCATATTGAATTACTTTCATATTTGGGTTCATGTATTCTACATAACCTGCTTCGTTTACATAGGATTCAAAAGACATGTCTCTACATATCTGTGAAAAATTTTTAAAACTATTCCATCTACTTCCTTTCAACAATTGTGTTTTAGTATTTATTTGAAGTTCTTTAGTTCCTAAAGAATGCATAGTTCCTATGTGATATAAATTATTTTTTATTCTCCTGTTTGCTTCATCAGCTGCAGCATTACTAAAAGATATGTAGATAATTTTTTGTGGATCTGTTTTATGTTCTTTAAGTTCTTTATCAAGATACTTTGTTAAAGTAAAAGTTTTACCTGTACCTGGAGGACCTGCTATAAGTGTTCTATGCAAAAGGCGCCTCTTTTATTTTTGTATTTCTTATAACTGGTTTATCTATCTCAACGTTTTCTACGATAAGATATCTTGTTGATTTGTTATCTAGTTTAGCAACCTCTTCCTCTGCACCAAAAAGAACTTGTAACATTCTCATAGTAGTTTCATATTTTACATTCCAAGATTTACTTCTAAGTAAAAAATTCCAAAAACTTTTAAATTTAAAATAACTTTTGCCTTCTTCTGTGTATGCAACACCTTTTCTTATGTCCTCTATCTTTTTACCATTTGCTCTTGTAATAAAGTCAGTTAATAATTCTTTTAATTGTATGTCTGTCTTAATAGCTTCTGGAGCTTCAATAGGTATAACACTTTGTAATAATTTATTGATTTGTTTTCTCCATATTAATTTTGCAACAGGTAACATAGCTTGGTTAATTTGCTCTACACATTTTAGAGAAAATTTATCAGGATCATGTAATTCAACAGCAGAACATTCAACAATGTCTTCACCTATTGTTACATAAAAGATAGGTGGGTTTGATGTATATTTTTGTATTTCTTTTATTTCTAAACCAGGAGTAAAGTCATCACCTACACCAAATTCTTGTCTAACACATTTTCTAGAATTACAAAAAGAAACTATTGGTTCATCTTTGCATTTGTATTGATAATCTTTTCCTGTAATTGATTTGATTAATTCATCCATCTCTTTTTTATCTAAAGGTGGTTGACAAAACTTTTTATTGTATTCAAAAATTTCTGTATCCCATGTATCAGGAAATCTTTTCTTACAGTAAATACCA